CAAACGACTGACGGACATGCGTCGGCGGGACATCGAGATGCGTATGGGGAAGCAAACCCCGGCGTCGGTGGCCTGACCGAACCGGGGAATGCCTGGGGCATTGGCGATAAGAGGCGTACCACCGGGGTGCAGTTTACAGAAGTTGATTTGTCAATAGCAAGAAGGGACGGGAAATGTCGCAATATGACAATACAAATACGGGCTGCGTATTCAAGAACGAACGCAAGGCCGAGGACTGGCAGCCGGAATACCGCGGCTGGCTGAACGTCGATGGCGTGGAATACTGGATGGATCTGAAGATCCGAGAGGGTCAGAAGGGCAAGTTCTTTAGCGTGAAAATCAAGCGCAAGGATCGCCCGAGCGGTGGCAAGGCGGTGCCGACCATCCCGACATCAATCCCGCGTCCACCGGAACCCAAGTTCACGGACGATGAAATACCGTTTTGATTTCCCGAAATGGGCATAGAGGTTGACACACGCTAAGTCTTGGGCGTAATTTCGGGACACGTCCCTCGCCTCGGACGTTAAACCAGGCATTACCCGCAAGGGTTGTCCCTCACCACGGACGAAAATATCTGGTGCGCGTGGGGCCGTGCAAACCGGCTACAGGGTAGGTGTCGCAGCGCGTACAGATGCGGCAGTAATAAAGTCGGCTCCGAAGGGCAGACGACTTCCCGACATCCCCATACGTGGGGGTTAGGGGGGTCTTTGTCTCACCAAAGGGCAGGGGGTATGAAGAAAAGATTCTGATGCTTTTTTTTTTATTGTTATCGTTAACATTGAAACGCGGTCCGACGCGAAGCGTTGGAAACTCTGGGAGGAGTCGTGGCGAAGAGAATCCTTAGCGAACAGGCTGTCATCGAGATCCGTGAGGCTGCGGCATTACGCTGGAGCCTGTCTAACAAACTATTGGCTGCCAAATACGGTGTTGCGCCTGACACCATCAAGAACGTCATCCATAACGAAATCTGTAAGCGGTCCGAGCGCCGTCGTTTGGAACGCGCTAAGGCATCCGCGTGAGTTGGGGCGCCCGCAGTAAGTTTCGCAACAAACCGACCGTCGTGGACGGCAAACGGTTCATGTCGAAACTGGAGGCTGAACGGTATCGTCAGCTCGTGCGGATGCGGGACGAGGGGTTGATCGCCAGTTTCGAGTGCCAGCCGAAGTTTGAGTTGATCGCGGGTATCCGCTACATCGCGGATTTCAAGATCTGGTGGCTGGACGGTCGCATATCGGTGGAGGACGTCAAGGGGGTGGAAACCGAGGCGTTCAAATTGAAGCACAAGATCTGGAATTCACTGTACAGCGAAATTTACGGGCCGCTCCAGATCATTCGTCAAAAGGACGTCAAGAAATGCTCGTCAACGACTTAGAAATCAGTCAACGCGTCGCCGAAACAGGTCGTGCGCTCACCGAACTGGTGGGCATCCTGCACAATAACCTTGAACCAGCCGTACAAATGAACCTAAATACGCTCGCAAACGGTGGGCGCATTTTGGTTTGTGGCAACGGTGGATCGGCTGCCCAGGCACAGCACTTGGTCGCCGAACTGGTGGTGCGTTTCGAGACCGACCGTCGCGCCCTGAACGCAATTGCTCTGACTGCGGACACCTCGATCCTGACCGCGTGCGGCAACGATTACGGGTACGACAAGGTGTTTGCACGCCAGATTGAGGCGCTTGGCACCTCGGGCGATACCCTGATCGCGTTTTCGACGTCGGGTAAATCAAAGAACATCAAAGAGGCAATCCACGCGGCCCACAAAAAGGGGATGCGAATTTTGGGCATCAGCGGTCGTAAGGGCATGAATGCTCTGTGCGAGATCGACATCATTTGCCCTGGCGAATCGACGGCGGTGATTCAGGAAATGCACATGGTGGTTACCCACATGTTGTGTGCCTGCATTGAGAAGGGCGTGCCGAAATGACGCCGGCGGAAATCCTCAACAACATCGTGCAAACCCGCATCATGGTCATCGGTGACCCGATGTTTGACATCTACCACCACGGGACGGCGAGCCGGATTAGCCCGGAAGCGCCCGTCCCCGTGTTCGTGGAAGCCGCTACCGAATCCCGGGCCGGTGGGGCCGCGAACGTGGTTCACCAGCTTAAGGCGTTGGGCGTTCAGACCGATACGTTCTTCCCGAAGCAGCCGTGGACCGAAAAACACCGCTACATGGTGGGCAATCACCAGTTGCTGCGGGTTGACAAGGACTTGATCAAGCGCCCGACGTCGCTGCCCGACCTGTCGGGCTTGGATGCGGTCATCCTGAGCGACTACGGCAAAGGCTGGCTGACGTACGACCTGTGTCGACACGTCATCGAGGAATGCCAGCGGCAGGACACGGCGGTCATCGTGGATCCAAAAGGCACGGGTTGGGCCAAGTACAAAGGCTGTTCGATCATCTGCCCCAACGAGGTGGAAGCCCGTCACCACGAGGTGCACGACTTTGACACAGTACTGTTCAAGGAAGGCGCCGCGGGGATGCGCCTGAAGCAGTACGACAAGACGTATCACATCCCGGCGACCGCGAAGGCTGTTTATGACGTCACCGGGGCCGGGGATACGGTCGTGGCGGTTTTGGCAGCCGCTGTGGCGGCGACCGCTCCGATGCACGAGGCAGCGATCATGGCGAACACGGCGGCGGGGTACGTCGTGGGCATCCCGGGGACGGCAGTCTGCTCCTGGGAAAAATTGAGGGACCTGACATGCAAATCGGATTCGTAAACGGCTGTTTTGACGAACTGCACGAGGGCCATCGGCTCATGCTCGCCGAATGCCTAGCGAACTGCGAGTACCTGGTCATCGCGCTCAATAGCGACCGCTGGATCCGTAAGAAGAAAGGCCCTGGCCGTCCGTCGCAGGACTGGCGGATGCGTATGTGGGCGATCTACGACTGGCACGTTGACCTGCGGATGACAAACCGGGGTGAAGTGACCCCCATTGCGGTGGTGCCGTTCGAGGGCGACGATCAAGGCCTCCTGATGCACATACGCCCGAACATCCTGTTCAAAGGGTACGACCACAGCAACCTGCCGATCTTTTATCGCAAGGTGGGGTGGAAAAAATTACCGGATGGTGAGAAGATCTTTGAAGGTCCGAAAATCCATCAGTGTCAACACTTGCCGGGTTTTAGTACCACCGCCATTTTGGAGCAGCGCAATGCAAAAGCCGAAAGGGTCGTACCCGACGCACAAGATTTGCCCGGCTGACTGGCGCGATACGCCAATCATCACCGGCGACTACGACCTTGATGCGACCATTATGCACCGCAACAACAAGGACTTGCCGCATCGGCTGGAACTGTACACGCGGCGCACGAAATCACCGTACGGCGCCCTGAGCGCCTACAACGCGATTCAGAACTACCACGGAGATACCTGATATGTCCGCTGACAGCGCACACAAGTTCAAGCCGGGAATGGCTAAGAAGGCACCGAAGGGTAAGGGCGTGCAGACCGAAACGCCGAAGCTCAAGGGGCCGATGGGATACGAAAAGCCATCCGCGAACAAGACCCGCAGCTGATCGACTGGCTGTGGGGCGACCCGTGCCAGGACGATGACGAGACCGTAGCCGTCCTGTTTATGGATTACATGGTAGAGGGAGAAAACGATGATGAAGGGGGGGAGTCGTGAATGTACACGCCTATAAAAAGGTTGACATTGATTCGCTGAAGCCGTGGGAAAACAATCCCCGGACGCATTCGGCGGCGCAGATTGAGCAGATCCGGCGGTCGATCCGCGAGTTCGGGTTCACGAACCCCGTCCTCGTCGACGAAACCGGGCGCCTCGTGGCCGGACACGGCCGCGTGTTGGCCGCGAAGGCCGAGGGCCTAGCGGAGCTACCGGCCATCGAGCTTAACGGGCTGTCCGAGGCTCAGAAGCGCGCGTTGGTAATCGCCGACAACCAGATCGCCACGAACGCGGGCTGGGATGAAAATCTATTGCGGTTGGAACTGGACACGCTGAAGGACGACGAATTTGATCTGTCCATCGTCGGCTTTACCGACGAAGAACTGGAACGGCTTCTGGCCGATCCGCTGGAAGAAGGGTTAACCGACCCAGACGACACGCCAGAACCGCCGGTTGATCCGGTTACGGTGCTGGGCGACGTTTGGGTTATGGGCGACCACCGGCTGATGTGCGGCGACAGCACAAGCACCGCCGACATGGACCGCCTCGTCGACCGCCGACCCGTCGACATGTGGCTGACCGATCCCCCGTACAACGTCGCCTACGAGGGCAAGACGAAGGACGCCCTGCGGATCGAGAACGACTGCATGGCCGACGAGCGGTTCCGCGCGTTCCTTCGCGACGCCTGCATGACCGCGGACACCGCGATGAAGCCGGGCGCCGTTTTCTACATCTGGCACTCGGACAGCGAGGGCTTCAACTTCCGCGGCGCCTGCCGGGACGCCAACTGGCGCGTCCGGCAGTGCCTGATATGGAAGAAGCAGACGCTGGTCATGGGCCGCCAGGACTATCACTGCAAACACGAGCCCTGCCTGTACGGGTGGAAGGACGGCGCCGGCCACCTCTGGGCGGCCGACCGCAAGCAGACGACGGTGCTCGAATTCGACCGGCCATCGCGGAGTACTGACCACCCGACGATGAAGCCCGTCGCGCTGTTCGAGTACCAGATGCTCAACAACACGAAGGGCGGCGACATCGTTCTTGACAGCTTCGGCGGCAGCGGCACCACGCTGATCGCCGCCGAGAAGAACGGCCGCGTGGCGCGCGTCATGGAACTCGACCCGCGGTACGTCGACGTCATCGTCACGCGCTGGCAGGATTTCACCGGCAAGCAAGCGACGCTGGAAAGCGATGGCCTTACATTTGACGAAATAGCGGGAGAACGGCGTGGCCAATAAATCGCACAAGCCAGACGATCGGAGCCGCGCCGAAGTTGAAGCTTATGCTGCGGTCGGCGTTCCTCATCACGATCTGTGCAAGATCATTGGCATAAGCATAAAAACGCTTTTGAAATATTACCGATCTGAGCTAGATACGGGGAAAGCAAAAGCAAACGCCCAGGTCGCGAAGTCGTTGTTTAAGCAAGCAATGGATGGCAACACATCCGCAGCGATATTTTGGTTAAAAGCGCAAGCTGGATGGACGGAAAAACAAGTTATCGAACGTCTTGATATTCACAAGATGGAGATTTTAGATGCCGGGTCACTCGAACAGCGACTCAACCGCGCACTCGTTGGACGGTCTGCGTTCGAAGATCCTCGCACTACCGTTCAGTGACGTATTGCCGGCGTGGGACGCGTTAGACGACCGCGGCCGAGATAAGTCGGCCATGCGGTGGCTGGCGACGGCTGACCGCTACTATCTACTCGTCAAGCTGCTGGGCCGCACCGATGCCTGGCACCCGTGGCTGTACGCTCGATGCCGTGAGGTCGAAGCAGCGCCTGATGGTCATCTAGACCTGTGGGCGCGTGAGCATTACAAGTCAACCATCATTACGTTTGCGGGCATCATCCAGACGATCCTGATGGATCCTGAGATTACGGTCGGCATCTTCAGCCACACCAAGCCGATCGCCAAGGCGTTCTTGGCCCAGATCAAGCGTGAGCTGGAGAACAACCGGCTACTACAGGCCCTGTTCCCCGAGATTTTGTACGCCAACCCGTCAGCCGAGTCGCCCGCGTGGTCGCTCGATGGCGGCATCATCGTCAAGCGCAACAGCAACAGCAAAGAAGCCACGGTTGAGGCGCACGGCCTCGTGGACGGTCAGCCGACATCCCGGCACTTCAAACTGCGGGTGTACGATGACGTCGTGACCTTGGAGTCTGTCAGCACGCCCGAGCAGATCCAAAAGACTACCGAGGCGTGGTCCATGTCCGACAACCTCGGGTCGTTGGGCGGCAAGGTCTGGCATATCGGGACGCGATACAGCTTTGCCGACACCTACCAGCACATTATGGGCACGGGCGCGGTCAAGTGTCGCGTCTACCCGGCCACCCATGACGGCACCAAAGACGGGCGGCCGGTCCTGTTCAACCAGTCCGAGTGGGACAGGCGCGTCAAGACGCAGTTAGAGTCCACCATCGCCACCCAGATGCTTCAGAACCCGTTGGCAGGGTCGCAGCGGTGGTTCGACCCGGATGACCTACAGATCTACCAGGCACGTCCGGAATCGCTCATGGTTTACATCATGATCGACCCGGCTCGGTCCAAGAAGAAGGGCAGCGCGAATACGGCAATGGCGGTCGTGGGCATTGACTTCCAAGGTAACAAGTACCTTTTGGACGGCTTTGACCACAAGATGGACTTGCTGGAGCGCTGGTCCAACATGCGTAACCTGTGGGCTAAGTGGCGGTCGGCACCGGGCGTCATCGGCGTCAAGGTGGGTTACGAGCGGTATGGCGCCATCGCCGACATGGACTATTTTCAAGAGCGCATTCGGGTCGAGAACGTCCAAGGCTTGGACATTGAGGAACTGGAGTGGCCTGCCGAAGGGCCGGGGTCGAAGGACGATCGCGTCCAACGACTGCTGCCCGACATCCGTGGCCACAATTTCCACCTACCGTACGAGCCCGCCGATGGCGACCCGGACCTGACCGATCAGCAGAAGCGCATGATCGCGTCCGGCTACGACTACCGGATCGCAAAGCCCATCATCCAGCGCGACGAGAACGGCCAACTGTACAACCTCGCAGAACGGTTTAGAATGCAGGTGGGGTATTACCCGTTCGCCGGCCTCAAGGACTTAATTGACGCTGTATCGCGCATCTACGACCTTGACCCAAGACCGCCTGAGTTCATTGATTCCAACATCTTGGAACCGGAGCTGCTGTGAGACTTGACCTGACCGACAACCAGATCCGTAACCTGCTCCGCACGGTGGATCGTATCGCTGACGGTCGGGGACATCTCACCACGGTTGAGGCGGGCCAGATCCGACGTCTGGCCGGTGAGCTGCAAGAGCTGCGCTCCCGTGAAGCCGTCACGCGTCATTTGTCCAACCTTGAAGGCACCTACTAATGGCACGCAGCACAGTCCCGGCCAGTCTTGGCTTACCCGTCACCAGTCGGGTATTCAGTTGGAACGAGATGTGCCGACGCGCATGGGGTAGCGAGTTCAGCGCGCCCGATCACCGAGTTTACGAATGGTCAAACGGGCGAGGGTTTGACAGCACCGACCGTGGCACGACGGGGTTCTACACGCCCGACGTCCGCGACATCCTCACCGAAGCCGGGTACGCGATCCAGATGGAGCCGCCTGCCGATTCGGTTGGCGACCCGATCCTCCGAGAGTAACCCATGCCAAAGATTTCCCAATTCCCATCGGGCGGCGTTGCCCAGAATACCGACCTGATCCCGGTTGTCCGCAATGGTGGCGACTACACGATCACGGGTTACAACCTCGCGGCGCTGGCATCCTACGGTCAGGCGTACACCGGCACGTTCACGGCCACGGCTGGCCAGACGGTGTTCACGCTGCCCGCGTCACCCGGCTCGTTGGCTAACCTTGCCATTAGCGTTGACGGCGCCGTCATGGTGCCTGGCACCGACTACACATGGACGACCCCGACGACACTGACGTTCACTTCCGGCCTGTCCAACGGCCAGACGGTGCTGTATCGGTACACGACGAGCGTGCCAGTCGGCACGGCTATCGCGGGTGGCGTCAACGGGCAGCTGCTGTACAACAATAGCGGCGTGGTGAACGGTTTCAGCATGTCAGGTGATGTCACGGTCGTACCCACGACGGGCGTGGCGACGGTCAACGCACCGGGTACGCATATCACCTACACCCAAGGCGGCACGGGCGCGACATCGAGGACGGTGACGAGTAAGTTGCAGGAGAGCGTCAGCGTCTTGGACTTTGGTGCGGATCCGACGGGAACGACGGATAGTACGACCGCGATTCAAAACGCGATGACTGCAGGCGCTAACGGCGAAGTCATCGTTCCTTATGGAACTTACAAAATTTCGACCGGCCCAATCACAGTTCCAACCGGCACGAGTGTACGCTTTTTGGGAAGCGCAAAATTTATGCATTACGGCAGCGGTGACTGTTTGTCGCTGCAGTCAGTCAAAGATGTCACGCTCTATCGGCCTTACGTTGATCTGACCAACGCCGGGGCATCGGCCAAAGGCATCGCCATTCGTGGTGGCTGGTACGTCAATTTCTATGCTCCGCGTGTAGTCGGAGGCAATGCTGGACAATCTGGTATTTAC